ACGGGTCGACGTGGTGACGCTGTACTTTCGGCAACGGTTGACTATCGCGTGCAAGAAGCGCAATCAATCTTTGAGTCGTCAATGATTCAAGAAGACAAGATTGCTATTGCAATTGAGCGAGCATACTGGGGTACTTTTCAAAAGTCGTTTTATATTCCAGGTCGAGCAGCAGCAGGAATGGCAATCTATGTTCCAAACCAACTCTGGAATAATGACTTCCACTATGTAACCTATTCGGCTGCTGGTTCAGATGTAAACGGATTGATTGTTGGTCTTGGGCAGCGACTTGGTACTGGATTGATGAGCAAAGAATCTGCACGAGAGGCAGACCCACTAATCTCCGACCCCGATTTGGAGCATGATAGAATCGTTGCAGAAGGTGTTGAGTCGGCGTTACTTAGCTCTATTCAACAGCAAGCGGTAGATCCAAATGGTCCATATCAACCAGAGGATTTGGCTTATTTAACCCGTTTGGTTGTTGAGCAGAACGTAACTCTGTACGAAGCTGTTAAGCGCACAGATCAACGTGCACGAGACAGGCAAGCAGCAATGGTGCCTCCTGGTTCTCCAGAGGCTATGCCAGGGTTAGCTATGCCAGGCATGGGCGCAGAAGCGCCAATGCAGCCACCTCCTGGACCACAAGGATTAGACGCACTACTAGCACAACTCGGAGGCTGAGATGGCAATACGGACAGACCTACAGAATAAGGCAAACGTTATTGGTAGCACTATGACCCCAAAGGTTGGACCAAGCAATCAATATGGTGAAGTAAAAAAACTTATGGACGGACTTAAACAAGTTCCGTCTGGCCCTGCTGCTGGTGATCGAGCTGTAGCTACACAACAACCAAGAGCAAAAATTGATTTACTTGCAATGACCAATCGCCCAAATGAACCTATTACCGCTGGTGCTCCGTTTGGTCCAGGTATGGGCCCAGTACAGGCTGGTATTCCAGTACCGAACCCACTTAATGATGCAGTTATGGAATTGCGGAATATTGCACGTTTTGAACCAACTAGTGGATTAGGTGAATTGATTGACAAGTACGAGACAAGTTAATGTCTTGGCAAACAAATTTAGATAAACAAAGTAGATCAATTTTATTGCAGGAAACTGCAATGCAACAAGATGCTTCGTCTCGAAAACCTGTTGTTGATCCGTTGGTAACAGAACGTATTTCTTATATCAACAGTAGAGCGCCTTGGATCCCAGCCAACACTCAACTTTCTTTGGCTAAAAATTATGCAAGTGATCAGGCTGTAGATAAAGCAGCAGAACTTTATGCACGTAACTTAAGTGATAATCCAGTTTCGGCAGGTCAACTAACTGGTAAGGCTCAACAATATCTTCTTAGCGACAAAGTAAATACTGCCGTAAAAAGAGTAGCAGAGGGCAAGCCTGTTAATAAAAGTTTTTTTGAGGAAGAATTAGATCCAAGCAATATAGGTCCAAATTTGTGGGGTGGCATTAAATATGCCTCTAGAGTTATTAGTGCTATTAGTTCTACCGCTCCTGAACTAGTACAAAATGTTTTTTCTCTTAGTACTCTTGGCACAAAAGAGGGAAACAAGAGAAGTTATTCAGTTAAAGATGCTTTAGAGTCTTTTAGTTTATTTCAGCTATTAAACAATTGGGATAATCAGGGTGAGGGTTTTTTTATTTCAGAAGAGTTAATGGCTCAGCAATCAGAGGCTGCGCGTAGAACGCGTGGCATGGTAAATGGTTCTGCTTATACTATCGGTAGGGGTGTTGCTTCGCTTACTCATTTGCCAGAAAATAGTATTTGGTACACAGGTGTTTCTGGTTTTCTTGACGTAATAACACAATTGGTTGTTCCAGACCCAACAAAATATTTAGTAAAAGGCGCAAAGGTTGCGTCTCTTGCGGCTCGCAACATACCCGAAATGCGAAATGCTGGCAACGTTAGAGAAATTGTTGATTTCGCTAGAGGCATTGTTCCATCAATAACTAAAACAGATGCTAAAGCATACAAAGAAGCACTAGCTTCTAGTGCTGGGTTAAGTAAATCTCTTACTGGTTTATCTCTTGATGTTCAAAAATGGGATAGATTTATGAACACCAATAAACAAGCAGTAAAAGCCGTTAATGAAATTGCTGAAGAATCAGACGAACTTGCAATTGCTGAAAGATTTAATTGGAAATTAAGCCCAGAACAAATTCAGCGTTTAGCAAAAGCCGACACCGTTGACAAGGTTAAAGAAGAATTAGTTGGGGCTTACGCAATGGGCGCCAGCACTTTAAGTACAAAAATTCAGGACATTCAAACAGGGTTTATTTATAACCCAGTTAAATGGACAGTAGAAAGAACTATGGGTAGTTCTAGATTGTTGAGCCAAATGCCTGGCTCTCAATTAGTTATCAACGGCAGCACAAAAGATCGTATTGAGGCCGTCAAAAATATGCACCTTTCTTTGAAGGCGTCAGGAGCTACACCTGAAGTTTTGTCAAAATTTACAAAAGAAGCACTTGAAAAATTTAAATCAACTTCATCTTCAGATGATCAATATGAAGCTTATGCGGTTTATAAAAACTACATAAAAGAAACTCTCAAACTTAACGGTGTTGAAAAAGAAGTTATCGAAAGTTTGTTTGAAAGAGTAAGAGTAACCAGAGACAGCCTGCGAACCTACATGCTAAATAGGGCGGGCCAAGAAACGGATCTTGGCTTCATGAAGGTTTATGGGGACTTGTTGAAAAAACATTTTCCAGAATCTGTATGGAGCGAATTTATAGAAAAATCAGCAGAGCTTGGTCAATCACATATGGCCTTTGCCCGACCAATGCAATTGTCTCAATTGTTTGACCGTGTGCAGTCCTTGCCAGATTCAAGAGAACTAAGAAGGCTTACATCAAATCCATTTATGAGAGAAGCTTTAGCTTCTACTTTTGGGCGTACGGGTAAGATTCGTCCTTTGTTTTCTGCCAGAAAAAGAAAAATGGACATTAAAGAAATTATAGATCAAGAAAAATACGATGAAGTTACAAAACAATTAAAGTCCCTTCCGTCTGGAGATAGCGAAGATTTAATTCAAAAAAAAGCTAGCCTGCAAGCTGAATTAAGTGCATTAACAAGAACTGTTACTAAAAGGGTTTATACAGGTGAGCAGGGTATAGCCGTTAGTATTTTGGATGGATTTCAAAACGCTATTTGGAAACCACTTAATCTTGCAACGATTGGCTACATTGTGCGAAACGCAATGGATGCGCAAGTGCGTATGGCCCTCGGTGCTAAAACTGGATTTTTAAATCACCCTGGTGAGTACATATCTCTTTTGTTGGGTGAAACCAGATCAGCCAACAAGCTAATGAAACTTGCAAAAAAATACGATCTGTCAACTAAGGAACGATCTATTTTGGGTGAACAGCTTGTAGTCAAAGGTCCTCAATTATTTGGCAAAAATAAAAGAGAAGCTAATGCAGAGATACTAGAAGAGTGGGGAAAACTGCGAGAAGAACACGCAGAACTTCTTCAGGTGGATATGCGTATGCATGGATTAAACGAAATCAAAGGTGCACAGCATTTAAGTTACACGGGTGATTGGATTCCTGTTTCCAAACTTACTGGAGACAGACAATACGCAGAAGCAGCACTAGATACTTTTCGTTTAATTAACGAAGATCCACTACAAAGAACAGCAGCACAAGAAATTATTTTTAATACTGCAGAAGACATGATCTTTGACAAACTTACTGGGATTGCCGATGAAGCTAAAAACTTTAGACAAATAGATGGCGCCTACAGTCGCGGACTTCCATTTAAAGCCCTTGAAGGACCATCTGTTCAGGGCCCAGCAGAATCACTTAAAGGACTAAAAGCAGATGATCGTCGGGCTTTTTTGCGCGAGCATGTAAAAAACCTTCCATATACAAACGTAAAAAACATGACAGGCAATATTCGAGAAGCTACCTTTATTGCTGCGTTTGATCGCATGCCAATAGGGGGCTCAATTGTCCTGCCTAAAGATGCACTTACTTTGAAATACTCAAACGAAGAACTTAAGTTAGGAACTTTTGTTGAGCTCTATCGCGACAAAAATAAGATGCTTGTTCTTCCTCGTGGCAAAAAAGTTAAACCAGAAAACGCATTTGATGGTGTAGTTATTGGTTTCCAAGATGGAGAAGCAATTATTCAGCCAGCATATAAGGGTTCAGCAACAGGTAAATCAACATTTAAATACAACCCCGAAGCTGTTAATTTTCTTAAAAACGCTCCAGTAGATACAACTGGGGCTGGAAATGGATTGAACCCTTATTACGGAAGAGAACAAAGAATAAGCGACAGGGGTGATCGAAACTGGTTTAGATCAACCCAAGAGGGTTTAGATTCGTTTACTAACTTTTTCTTTCAAGAACTTATTGGGCAAAAATTTGTTAAAACTGTTGAACGCAGTCCAGTTTTTAGAAAGTTTTACTATGAAGAAATTGGTAATCAAATAGGAAGACTTGCTACTGACGAAGCTCAAAAAATAGTTAAGAAACTTGAAAAGTCGGCAAAGAGTGCTGGCTTTGGTAATGACATTGGAAAATATATTGGCAGTCAAGAAACTGCTACAAAACTTAAAAAGGTAGCAAGCACGCCAGGAACTGGCACCCTAACAGCTAGCGATTTAGACGACTATGCCCGTTTGGTTGGCATCACAAAAACAAAAGATTTGCTATATGACGCAACAGAAAAAAATAACCTTGAAGATGCATTGCGCATTATCTTCCCGTTTGTTAGTGCGTGGCGAGAAATTGGTGGCACGTACGCTGGTTTGATGCTTGAGGATCCAAGTCGTTTGGCAAGAATTGGACGATACACAAACAACTTGGCACAGTCTGACCCAGATGGTGATGGTCGTGGATTTTTTTATGAAGATCCTCAATCTGGAGATCAGTACTTTAAGTTCCCAGAAATTTTTGGATTTCCAGCAGCGCTTAGAGCAGCTGGTGTTAAATCATTTTTTGAAGCACCAGTCAAACAACTTAGCCAAGGTATGAGTTGGGTTCCAGGTCTTGGACCCCTAGCTCAAATCCCAGCTTCTTTTATATTTAAAAACACTCCAGACACAAACAAGATTGTGCAAATTCTTTTGCCTTACGGCAAGGTAAGTCTTAAGCCAGGGGAAGTGGCTGGTCAATTTAATCCATTGCCAGGGACAGCAACAAAAACAATTGGGCTTCTTTATAGTTTAATTGAACCACAAGATCTTGAAAAGAATAAAACTTTTGGAAGTACTTTGCACGAAGTTGTGCGAGCAAAATATGCGTCGGGTGATTACGATTTCTCAACCCCAGAAGGATTTAGAAGACTTGAAAATGATTCAATTCGTGATGCTCAGGTTATTTCGGTATTGCGAATTGCGCAACAATTTTTTGGACCAACAGCACCTCAGGTTGGTTTTCAAATTGAAGCACAAGATAAAGATGTTTACGTAGATGAGATGGTTAAAGTCTTTAGCAAAATGCAAGAAGAGGATTATGATTCGGCGGTTCCTCGTTTCCTTAACGTGTTTGGCAATGAAGCAGCATTGTATGTTGGTTCAAAGAGTAAGTCTTTAATTCCTGGTCTTGAAGCAACGCCAGAGTTTGGTGAGTGGGAGTTTGCAAACAAAAATCTTTTAAAGGATTACCCAGAAGTAGCAGCTTACTTTGCCCCACAGGGTTCAGAATTTAACTTTGACGTATACAGGCGACAAGAACAAGAAGGTCTCCGAAAAAAACTTTCGGTTGCAGAAATGGTTGCATTAGCCCAAAACCGTATTGGTTCAGCCAAGTTTAGGGCTGCCCGAAAAATGTTTGGCGCATTCCCATCACAAGCAGAATCAGAAAGACTCGCTGCTTATCGTCTCAAATTGAGTAAAGAGTATCCTGGTTTTAAACCAGTAGCTGAATTTACCGTTGGTCAGTATGACAACCAGTTAATCAAACTAAGAGAAATCATTAAAGACCCACGTTTGGCTGACAATGAAATGGTCCCGTACGTTCAAAGATATTTAAACGCTAGAGATTCTTTGCTTGCTAACTCGGGTCTTAAAAGTTTTAGGTCAGAAGCTGCTATCCCATTGGCGGAGAACTTGTATTCTTTTGGCAATAGTCTGGCTGCCCAAAGTCCACAGTTTGATAGAATTTGGCAACGATTGCTCTCATCAGAGGTTGAAAAATAATGGCTAACGGCGATAAAGATAACACAACTGCATCACAAAGTCTTACCGAAATGGGGTTGACTGGTGATACTGGTGCTGGCTCTACTGGTTTAGCAGCAGATCCAAACGCTGTAGTTTTGCCCGAGCGTGTAGTCGACCTAACCAATACTAAAAATTTAGACAAACTTAAAATAGAAGCACAGTCTTCACCACGCGCAACATCTGTTGGGGTAGAAGGTCAAAAAAATTATCAACCATTATTTCAACCAGCAACAGGTCTTGCTGCAACACTTCCATCTACCCTTAAAGCCCAACGTGGACCTGGGGGTACTCGATGGGTGTATGTGGGTGAAGATTTGGTTGACGAAAACAATAACCTTCAACCTAAATATACGGGAACCTCAGAAGATATTTATAGGGAATATTTTAAATTAAACAACGATGCCGACCGTGCGCAACTGTTTCAAACAATGGAACGTTTGGGTTATTACCAATACACGGCGCAGGGCAAGCCAAGTCAATTAGCTTTGCGAGGTGATGGCTTAACTAATACAGACGAAAGCGTCATGAGAGATTTTATGTTGCAGCTTGCAAACAATAAAGGTCGCACTATGAAAGCCATAGTAAATCTTTACGCTACTGGCGCAATGAAATTTCCTGCGGGTTTAGCTGGTGGTGGTCGAACCGTATCTGTTGTCTCAAGAGAAGATGCAGCAAAACAAACTGGTACTGCGTTTTTTGAATTGCTTGGCAGGGCAGCAACCCCAGCAGAAATAAAGATTGCTGTTCAGGCAATTCAAGATATGGACAGGCAACGTCAGCTATCCAATGTTGAGAACCCAAGTACTCTTGGTGTTGCAGCTGAACAACAAGCAAAGAAGGCTGCACCTGGTGAGTTCGGCGCATACTCAGCAGGTAAAGCAATCAATCAGATCTTTTCATTGTTGGGCGGTGCATAATGGCAGCAACAAAACCAGCAGTAAAACCACCAGCAAAACCACCAGCAAAACCACCAGTTACGCCTAAACAGGATTGGCGCAGCGCATTTGTTGCAAGGTTTCCACAATACGCAAAGCTTGTTGATGGTGGTCCAGGCGAACAGGAAGCTCGGGCTAAATTTGGCGATGACTTAATTGATCTTATTCAAGATGTAGCCAAAAGACCTAATCAGTATGACTTTACAACTCAGGCTGGTGTTGATGCTTTTAATGCAAAAGTTAGAGCAACTAAGTATTTTAATGAAACCGTTGAATCAGCTAAAGCATTTGATGCGCTGCTTGACGTAGATAAAGCTGATAAAATTAGAGCTAATCGAATAACGATAGCTAGTGGTTATGGAGATCTTGGTTTAACAACTAAAGAATTAGATGATATTACTTTGGTAGCAACCCGTCGTGGTCTTAGTGGGCTTGCTTTATCGCAGTATGTAAACAGCGTTGTGGGAACTCGTGCTCGTGGTAAACAGGATTTGTTGGAAAGTCTTGATGCGCAGGCGTTAAAAAAGGTTGCAGCAGATTATGGATATAATCCACCAGATTTAAACGAACAAATTCTTGCTTCTCTTCAAGGCAAAGAATACAACGGGGAAGCAATCACGATTGATACTTTTAAAAAGAAAGGTGTTGCTTTGGCTAAAGCTGCACATTTTCAGTTAGCTCCGCAACTAGATGCTGGATTAAGTCTTGCAGAAATTTTTAGTTCTTATAAAGATACGGCTGCAGCAACATTGGAGTTGTCGCCAGAATCTATTTCTTTTAATGACCCAAAATTTAGAGATGCATTTGGTGGACCGAATACTCCTCCACCTACGTTGGGTGAATGGGAAACAATGCTTCGCACAAATCCTAAGTATGGGTTTGATAAAACAAAACAAGCAAAACGTGATGCCGTATCTATGGCTATGACCATAGCTAAAATGTTTGGGGAGGTACTGTAATGGCACAAGTTCGCGATCCTAATTGGGCAGGTCCAGGTCCTGGGCCGTTTATTGAAGTGCCTGATGATAAACCTGATAATAAACCTGATAATAAACCTAGCTCGTCATTTACTCCCGAAGAATTGGCTTCAATTAATGAAGCTGCTTATAGCGCAGCGGGATACTCAGGCGATACTGCTACAGCAAATTATATTCGCCAACTTCAAGCGGGAGAATTAGGTAACGCAGCAGACACCCAAGCTGCTTTAAATAGACTTATAGCGGAGGGCAAGGCTCGAAATCTTGCCGAACGCGGTAACGAAAATTATTATCCTGGTTACGATCCTGGTGGTCGCGAAGAAGATAGTAGTTCTGTTGATGAATTTATGCCAGCTCTTAATGCAAAAGAAATACTTCGCACAGTATTAAGCACTTATGGTCTTGAAGATTTGTATGAATACGCATATTCTCTTTATGCAAAACAACAAATAGATGTTACCGATGGTGATTCTTTTATTTATGCCTTAAGGGAGCAAGATGTTTACAAAAAACGATTTGCTGCTAATGAACGACGTAGGGCTTTGGGATTTAAAGAATTATCTCCAGCTACCTATATTGCTTTGGAAAAGTCTTATAAAGACACTATGGCTGCCAATGGTTTACCGCAAGGGTTTTATGATTCGTCAGAAGATTTTGAAAAACTTATTGGCGGGGACGTATCAGTAGCTGAATTAAATAGTCGTCTTAAAGACGCTTACTCCGTTGTGCGAGATGCTTCACCTGAGGTAAAGAACAAGATGGCAGAGATGTATGGAGTTACCGATGGTGATCTTCTTGCATACGTTATTGATCCTGATCGAGCACGTGAACTTATGGCCCCAGATTATAAACGCCAAGCACAAGCAGCTCTTATTGCTGAAAGCGCCCAAAGACTTTCGGGACTTAAGTTTAATAAAGATATAGCTGAACAGTTTGTGCGCCAGGGTGTTACGCAGGCGGAAGCAGAAGCAGCATTTACAACAGTCGGGCAGATGGGTGAACTGCGACGTGCTGGACTTGGTGAACAACAAATCTCAGATGTTCAGTTTGCTCAGGCTGCTTTGGGTACAGACGCTGAAGCCAAACGATTAGTAGAAGAACGCAAAAGGCGTCGTATTGGTGAGGTAACTGCTAGTGGTGGTTCAGCTACCCTTGCTCAGGGCGATAGTACTTCTTACAAATCTGGATACGGTCAGGCAAATCTCTAATACAGATAACCAACCCTTGACAATCACTAATTGTGATGTAAGATAGTTATATCCCAACAGGGATAACCATTGGAAATCCCCCCGATTTCAATGTGCTAACAGGGGTGAGATATGCAGCCATTTGGCCCCTCCAGCCAAATGTGGGCGGAGGAGTGGGTCATGCAAGAACAAGACTTCTACGAAGAGGACAGCGTTCAAGAAGACCAGGCAACAAAGAATCCAGTTCGTGCGAGAATGCGTGAGTTGGAGTCAGAGGTAAAGAGCTTGCGTCAGCAAGCAGAGGAAGCTAGAGCAGCCCAACGAGAGTTGGCATTTGTGAAGGCAGGCGTAGACCTATCTTCAGGGATGTCCAAGTATTTCGTAAAGGCATACGATGGCGAACTCACACCCGAGGCAATCAGAGTTGCAGCCACAGAAGCAAATCTCATCAAACCCCAAGAAACTATGCAGGTAGCCCCTCAACAGGAAAAGCAGGCATGGGATCGAGTTAGCAACGCATCACGCGTTGGAGACACAACTGAGGCGACGGTTGACTATGCAACTAGAATTGCAAACGCTAAATCCGAAAAAGAAGTAATGGAATTGTTGGCTCAAGCAAGAATGAATCAAATCAACAATTAACCAATTCTTTAAGGAGAATTAAAACATGGCAGGAGAAACCCAACTCTCGTCTCTATCTGTCGACCAAGTGGCGTTTGACCGTCTTGCGTACTTCGCATTGCGTTCAGAACTTCTTTTCGATCAGGCAGCAGACGTACAACCAGTAGCACAGGCAATGCCTGGTACTGGAGTTACATTCACAATCTTCGCAGATATTGCAGCAGCGACATCGACGTTGAACGAAGTAACTGACGTAACACCAACAGCGCTCTCGGACAGTCAGGTAACAGTTACCTTGGCTGAATACGGCAACGCAGTTGTTACAACAGCAAAACTCCGTGGTACAGCATTCTTGGATGTTGACTCGGCAGCAGCAAACATCATTGGCTACAACGCAGGTGACTCAATGGACCAAGTTGTCCGTGACGTTATTGCTGGTGGCAGCAACGTTGTGTACTCAGGTACAGCAACAGCTCGAAATGAAGTTTCGGCTGATGAGAACTTGACAGCAAACAACGTACGTAAAGTTGTGGCACAGTTGCGTGGAGCCAACGTAGCAACCTTCAACGGTTCATACATTGGTTTTATCCACCCAGACGTGTCGTACGACTTCCGTTCGGCAACCGACGCATCGGCATGGCGTACGCCAGCTAACTACGTCGATCCAACTGGCATCTACAATGGCGAAATCGGCCTCTTTGAATCAGTACGATTCATCGAGACCCCACGTGCCAAGGTGTTCACCAATGCTGGTAACGGCTCTGGTGGCGCAGGCAACATTGACGTGTATGCAACGAACATCATGGGTCGTCAGGCTCTTGCTAAGGCGTTCAGCACACAGGATGGAAACGGTGCAACTCCAAAGATTGTTCGTGGCAATGTCACCGACATCTTGATGCGTCTGCAACCAATGGGTTGGTACTGGCTTGGTGGCTACGGTCGCTTCCGCGAGGCTTCGCTTCGTCGAATTGAGTCAGCTTCAACTATTGGCGCAAACTCATAACTAATTAGTTAAAGCCCTCCGCTCTTCCTCATCTGGGCGGGGGGCTTTGCTATACTCTATTTTAATAACGAAAGGTTTTTATGTCGATTTCTAACTACGCCGAATTAAAAATTTTGGAACACACTACAGGTAAAACTGCGTGGACTATGCCATCAACTGTGTACGTAAAACTGCACACAGGCGATCCTGGTGAAGCAGCTACTAGCAATGCTGCTACAGAAACTACACGCAAGGCTGCATCGTGGGCTAGTGCTGCATCTGGTTCTATTGCAACAAGTGCAACAATTGAATGGACCAACGTTTCTACAACAGAAACTTACACACATTGGTCGTTGTGGGATGCGTCAACTGCTGGTAACGCTTTGTGGAGTGGCGCATTGTCTGCATCGGCTGCTGTTACAGCTGGAGATACTTTCCAAATTACATCGCTTACGCTGTCTCTCGATTAGTCGGTAGGGGGTCAACCCTATGCAGACAATCGTAGCTGGCTATACAGAAAGTTATGTAGATACACACCCGTATTACCGCAGCACTTTTATACCTGCACGTACAATAACTCGTACTGCTACTGGATCTGGTGTTGGCACAGAGGTAACTGGTGTTTTTGGTTCTAATCAATTACGTCTTGGCACGCATACCGATTATTCATTCCCGTATTTAACTGGCGGACGTTATTATTTAGGTCCTGGGATATTTAAAAGAATTGCTGATGGTTCTGGTGTTGGCACACAAACTGCAGTAAGACTTATTATAACCATCCGTACAGCTACGGGTAGTGGTGCAGCTGGTGAATCAGCAAGCACAATCAAAGAAATTTTGGCTCGTACAGCCACAGGATCGGGCATCGGTTCTGGTGAAGCAGACCCATTCTTGATCATTGTTGAACAAGGAACAGGTAGTGGTACTGGAACTTCGTCAGCCACGTTTATTCGTGGCTTGTTAAGAGCAGCCACAGGTAGTGGGGTTGGCACAGAAAACGCAAATAGACTTGTTTTAAATATTAGAACCGCCAACGGATCTGGCGTTGGCACAGAAGGTGCAACCAGAACTGTTGTAAATATCCGCACAGCAACTGGCCTTGGTTCTGGAGATTCTTCAATAACGTTTATTCGCAACCTAATAAGAACCGCTACGGGCAATGGCGACGGCACACAAAACGCAGACAAACTTCTTGTTTCTATTAGGGCTGCTTCTGGATCTGGAGTTGGTATAGAAAATGCCACCAGACGCATTACGTTCATCCGTGCTGCGTCAGGATCGGGTTTGGGTACTCAAACAGCCACCGCAATTGAATTGCTTCCTAGAACGGCAACGGGATCAGGTATTGGTTTCGTAAGTGAGGGTGCTACCAGAATTGTTGTTAGCATCCGCACCGCATCAGGATCGGGTTTAAGCAACGAAACAGCTACGGCTATTGAGTTGCTGCCCAGAACGGCTACTGGATCTGGTGTTGGCGCTGTAAGTGAAAACGCTACATGGGTTAAATCTCATATGTTTAGGGTTCCACAAACCACAAGCTTTGCATTTGTTGAGGCATATTCGGAGACAACATGGAAGCCACGACAAAGATTGTTTGCTCGACTACCTAACGGCACAAGAGTAGAGAATCTTTTTGAACTACAAGACGGTTCATATACAATTAATGATCCAAGAGATAGCACGGTAGTTAGGGTTTATCTTGGGTCACATGTAATTCTATTAACGGATGAAGAAGTAGCAGACCTAACAGCAGCTGGATACGGAGCATACATAACGTGAAGCATGCAGAAACGCATCCCACTTTAGATGTTGATGGTTGCTTTGGCTGCCGTATTGCAAATATACGCATGGGCACTAATAGCACTACAACACGTGGAAAACAAGTAGAACAAACAAATAAGATAGAGCGCAATTGGCAGAAAGATATGCCAGCTTATAAGCGTTTAAGAAGAGAAGGTTTGCAACCAAAACGAATTGATGGTGCAGCCGAAATCGAGAAAAAAGCAGAACACAAATGGCAAGTTGAAACGGGATTGGGTATCAAATGAAAGCAAAGAAAAGCAAATCAAAAGTAAACCAAGCAGGCAACTACACCAAACCAGAAATGCGTAAACGTTTGTTTAATAAAATTAAAGCTGGTAGTAAGGGTGGGGACCCTGGTGAATGGTCTGCACGTAAAGCTCAACTGCTTGCGGTTCAGTATAAAAAAGCTGGTGGCGGTTACAAATAATGGCATTAGCTAAATCTCAAAAGTCATTAAAGAATTGGACAGCTCAAAAATGGCGTACGTCTGATGGTAAACCATCTAAAGGTAAGAAGCGTTACTTGCCGTCTGCTGCATGGAATGCTTTAAGTCCAGCAGAGAAAGCTGCAACCAATAAAGCAAAAGCAGAAGGTAATAAAAAGGGAAAGCAATTCGTTAAGCAACCTAAAAACATTGCACAAAAAACAAAGAGGTACCGTTAATGAAATCACCAGCATGGACACGTAAAGAAGGCAAGAACCCAAAGGGTGGATTAAACGCTAAAGGTCGCGCTTCGTATAAAGGTGGGACACTAAAAGCACCAGTCAAAGCAGGAGACAATCCACGTCGTGCGTCATTCCTTGCACGCATGGGCAATATGCCTGGACCTGAACGAGATGAAAAAGGCAGACCGACAAGACTGCTATTATCTTTACAGGCTTGGGGTGCTTCGTCTAAAGCGGATGCACGGTCTAAAGCTAAAGCAATATCCGCACGAAACAAGAACAAGAAAGGCAAGTAATGCCAAAAGTAGGAAAGAAAGAGTTTGCTTACACCCCAAAAGGTATGGCAATGGCTAAAGCAGAAGCTAAGAAAACTGGCAAGGCAATAAAAATGAAAGGCAAGAAAAAGAAGTAATGACAACTGCAGCAACGATTATTAATAAAACGTTGCGACAGCTTTTATCTGGAACGGTGGAGGCTCGCAACAAGCTGGCCTCTACCGTAAACAGTTCTGCCACTAGTATTGTTTGCACGTATGCTCTTGAGGGGTTGCGTGCTGGGCAGATTTTTGAAATCGAATCTGAAGTCTTTTATATTTGGGCTGCCGACGCAGTAACAAAAACTTTAACCGTAGAGCGTGGCTTTAACGGAACTACTGCAGCTGCACATACTGCTGGCGCATTGGTTACTGTTAACCCTAGATTCCCTAGGGCGCAAGTTCTTGAAGCTATCAATGATGAAGTTTTAGATCTGTCCTCACCAGTTAATGGGTTGTTTCAGGTCAAAACATTAAATTTTACATACAACGGTACAGACAGAATGATTAACCTAACTTCTGCTACTGATGTTATTGACATTTTAAATGTGTCCGTGCGTTACTTAACTGATGATTACCCAGTTGCCCGCAAAGTAAAACTTGTTCGCGATCTACCAACAGATGACTTTGCTTCTAGTTTTGCTCTAAAGTTTGATCAAGCCGTATACCCAGGCAGACTTCGCATTGTTTATAAAGCACCTTACGCTTCGGTTACTACTGAAACAACTAATCTCAACACAGACTGTGGCATACAAGAATCAGTAGAAGACATTGTTGTTATAGGCACACAACTCAGGTTGATGGCGCCACGTGAAATCAAACGCAACTTTGTTGAATCGCAAGGTGATACCCGTAGGGCAGAAGAAGTTGCATCGGGCGCAATCACTAACTCCGCAACAGCACTAAGACAACTACGGAGAGACAGAATCATTGCGGAGGCTGCTCGCTTGATGCGGTCATATCCGACATTCTTGACAAGGGAATGATCCGTGGCATTAGTACTGCGGTATACGGATTCTTACTATCCAGCCGTTCCTTACTTTGCGGGAAAGGAAAGTAGTTCATTGGTTCCAGATATTTTTCCTGTTGCAATTGACTCAAGACCATTCCTTGTAGACTCCAAATCAAACCTATTCTCGCGTGGGTTTGAACCTAGAGTTCGAGATTCGGTTGATCAATCAACCACGCCAGGCGAAGCAGCAATTAATCCGCAAGGTTTGTGGCGTCGTGGTGAATCATCATGGCATTTGGGCGCTGGACAAAAATATGCTGACACAGCAGAAGCACAGGATTATAGGTTCTACACAAGTCAAGGTATTGATCCGTGGACTAAAGGTCAGATCTCGTTACTCAAAGCTACGGCTTTGTCAAAATCTGCTACTAACACAAACCTAAAGATTGCTACAACTGATACCGAAGTTTATTTCCTAGATGGCACAAGTCTTTACTATTCAACAAACCCATACGCAGCAAGTCCAACATGGACGGCAGTAACTGGATTACCTAGTGGTACACCACGTGACATGGTTAGTGATGGTTCATCTGTTTACTTAACATATCCAGGCACAACCAATGCGTATGGATTGTGGAAAGTTCCTTCAAGCCACACACCAATTAACGTTGCTTATGGTCAGGAGTTTGGTTATGTTGATTTAGCTAAAGGATTTTTTATTGTTACTGGTGGTCCAGGAACTAGCGATCAACACAAACTTTATTACAACCCAACTGGAAACGTTGCTGCAGCGGATTACACACACCCATTAAATGCTTGGATATGGATTGGTTCTGCGTCTGGACCTAATGCTATTTATCTTGCTGGATACACAGGTAATCGTGGAGCTATTTATAAAATAAATATTACGACAGCTGGCGTGTTGGAAACACCAGTAGTTGCACTTGATTTACCAATTGGGGAAATACCAACTCATCTTGGTTCTTATCTTAACGGTGTACTAATTGGCACAAATAAGGGTGTACGATTTGCAACAGCAGATAATAACGGCGACTTAACTACTGGTTCACTTATTGCTACTGGTGCTAATGTAAATCAATTTACTTCTGAGGGCAACTTTACTTGGTTTACCTGGTCTAATTTTGTTACATCAACTTCAGGTCTTGGGCGTTTAGATCTTTCAACTTTTACCGCGGTTAACGTTCCAGCATATGCATCAGATTTGATGGCTAGCGTTGGTGGTACGGTTTTGGCAACAGCAACTTTTAATTCAAAGCGACTGTTTGCCATTTCTGGTTCAGGAATTTACGCCGAATCAACAGACCTTGTTGCCTCTGGTTCAATCACTACTGGTGTTTACAGATGGGGTATTCCAGATAGAAAGTTTGTAGCCAAGTTTGATATTCGCAGCACCCCACTAGCTGGCACGGTAACTCCATACATCTCTAGTGATACTGGGGCGTACACAGCAATGACGGCACATAACGTTGCGTCAGCCACCGAATCAGTATCTACTGGTCCGCAAGCTAAATTCATTGAAGCTTCTTTTAGGTTGGACTTTACTAGGGGTTCCACCACTACTGGCCCAACCGTAACACGTTGGATGGCTCGAGCATATGCTTCTCCAGCCCGAAGCCAAGTATTTAAAGTGCCCCTACTTATGCACCACCAACAGGTAATCAACGGCATTGAGTACTACCTAGACGTAGAAAGCGAACTGTCTCTATTGAGGAACTTGGTTACGAATCCACGTGTGGTAAACTATCAAGAAAATACGGAGACCTTTTCGGTAGTCGTAGAGGACTTGGAGTTCCAGGTTCTTGATGGCGTCCAAGGTAAATGGAACCTTGAAGGTATCTGTGTTGTTACAATGAGATCTGTACAGGATTAGGAGAATAAATGGCAGCAGTAGCTAGGAGATCGTATGCAGGCGCAGCTCCTGCTTGCACACTTACTAGTGGTATTACTTCTGGTGATACAACTGCTTCGCTTACTGGCACAGTAACTAACTGGCCTACGACTGCAGGTGGACCTTTCCACATGGTCATTGATCCAGGTTTGTCAACAGAAGAAAAAGTTCTTGTTGGCTCTCGATCAACTGGTTCTCTTTCTTCAATTACTCGTGGCGTAGATGGCACTACTGCTGTTTCGCATTCTGCTGGTGCTACTTGTTATCCAGTCTTTACTGCTACTGATGCTGATGAGGCTAACCGTCTTGCTGCGGTTATGACTACCCGTGGCGATTTGTTGACTCTTAATTCTACTAGTGATCCTGCTCGTATTGCTATTGGCACTAACGGTTATGTGCTAACTTCTAATGGTACGGATGCTGCTTGGGCTGCTCCTGCTGCGTCGGGTTTAACTTCGGGTGATGACAGCGCAATCGTTTTAGGTTCACAGATTTTCGGATAACATAGGAGATAAATAATGGCAACATTCACAAAGTTAGCGTTACAGCCAGCAGGCACTACAGGCACAGGGTTGGCTATCAAGGTTGCTGCGACTGCTACTGCTGGCACAGCGATTCATACTGCTTCTACTACTGCTACGACTATTGACGAGATTTGGTTGTATGCGGTCAATACTTCTGCAAGTAATGTGAAATTGACGATTGAGTGGGGTGAGGCTACTGCACCTGACGGCAATATCGAATTAACGGTTACCGCTGAGTCAGGTTTGGTGTTGGTTATTCCAGGTTTGGTGTTGCAAGGTAATGCTTCGGCGAAGGTTGTTCGGGCGTTTGCT